GACCACCCCTCGGATCTTGAATTGTTTTAACTCTCACCCCCTTCGCAGTCTTTCGGCCCGTGCCAACCTCGGCCTAATTGAACGCCGTGAACGCTACAGTGCTGTTCCGGAAACTGCTCCTGGGTGGGCATCAGGATTATATTGATCCGGGTTGCACCACCACTGATGTTTATTTCCAGGTTGTATTCACTGATGTCATAGTGATCGCTTAACATCTTGCGTACAGCTCTCAAGACTTTCTCTTCCCGACTTATTGGATCAACCATTATTTTCTCCTCTCTCTTTAAGATATTCGCTTCCAACAGTCATACGTTCCCTGTCCATACATACCAGACTTGCTATCACCTACGTTTGCAGTCATTAGGAATGTGTAAAATTCTGGATACTCTACCTTCAAATCTCCTTCACCTGTACCAAAGTTCTCCAATATAACTTGTAGGTCAAAGACTTCTTCTTCTAGTATCTCTAATCCAAGAGGTGTTCTTGTGTCATAGTGAATAAATGTTTTTTCTTCAGTCATACTCTGTTCCTGTTTGGGGTCTAGCCTAAAGGATGCATTGGCTATTCCTTCAGATATACATGGATCATGTTTAGTTCCACACTGTCCGCTATGTTGTTGTTCAGCAATGGTCATCACCCTAGCAACAACCCCGATGATGGACAAACTTGTTGCAATGTGGTCTGGTAGGTTAACTACTTCCTCAACCTCGACCCCTTGCCTATCGCAATAGACTCTGACTGTATAAGAATTCGTATTAGTTCTTTCCTGTAATGTCTTAATGGTAGTCTGGAGCGAGTCAACCATTGCCTCGCATATCCCGTGTGGATTCTCCTCTACTAGTCTCTTAATCTTTCCCATATGTTCTACTCCTATACTGTATTTATGGCTCTCGCCTACACCCCCCGGGGGGTGTTTCGACCGGGAGCCACTCGGTCTCGTCAGGGCGATTAATCTGTTGCCGTCACCTCTTTCTGTTTTGTATTCACTGCTTTTATATCCTCGACCACTACAAATTTAATGGCCGGGAATGTGTATGGGTATGGGATAAATCCCTGGTCGATAGCTTGTTTAGAATTCAATGTTACCTCTTTCTATTCTGTATTAATTGTTCCTCGGATCAGGTTGCTAGTCGCAATGTGTCTCGGTCTAATATTTTCGCCCCCTTTCATAATGTATTCATTGCTCATGGCCACGTTTTCGGATTTGGCCTAAGCTCCTCTGGAATTCTGGAAAATTTCCAGAATTCCAATGGACCAGATCAATTTTTAATGTATGCCTATAACTACAGGAATATTTTTAAACTTCCAAGATCCGCAAGCATGCTCTTGATTAGGTAGGCATGCGTAACATTTGCCCGGACATACAAACGAATTTGCATATCCAAGTTTACGCGCTGATTCTTTTACTACTTTTGCCCATTGTGCCCATAGTGTCGGCGTGTCTAGTTTGTTAGGCATTTTAAAGGGTGCCGTAACTGCGACGAATTCCCCGCGGACAATTGGCAATTGTTCCATATGGGCCCGTAATTGGCCGTTGTATTTACTACCACCTGATAAATTAAGCATATAATTTGTTGGCCAAGGTTGGCCAGTTTTGTCATATGCTAGGAACACGGCCCATGACTTGGAGTATCCATATACTTGCAAGTCGGGCCGTTTGGCCAATAGATCAAACCAAAATTCGAGAGTGTCCAGGCTGTCTATATCGCCGTCAACATATAAACGGATGGTCTCATTTGTTGGTAAGTTTAAGAATGCATTCGTGATATGTTCGGATTTATTCATAATCAGAATAGTATTCTGTAATTGTCTAAAGTATGCATCAGGATACCGCCAAGCCTTGAAACTATAACACCAATTTAGACAGTCACCCGCCCCTGGGCAAGATATTTTTGGCAGTGTGGAAAACTGCCAAAACTTTAACTTGGAATTGCCTTTGACGAATATATTCCATTGTGGTTGACCTGTGGCCGTGAATTCCGTGAATTTACTGTGGGCCCGTTTCCAATTCGGGCCCCAATGGGCCGGGGCCCCATGGCCGAGGCCGTCCGGGTTGTTAATCGCCGCCTCGGCGAATTCTATCAATTCCGCTCTTGTTACCATGTTCACACTCCACAATTTTGTATTTGTAAGCTTGGCCTACCTCTAGATTATACGCTCATGATAGCCGAATGTCCATACCTATAGTCAATAGATTTATAGCTAGATCATCCTATGCTAACACCGTCACAAGTCTGGGAATTGGGCCGAATTCCTAGGCTTTGACAGGCGCAATCCCTGGAAACGTGGCGCATGCGTGGACGTAGACAGTAGATACAGTGTAATTCCATATAAAAAGGGATTTTATCCTGTCATCCCAGGCATCCCAGGCATCCCAGGAACCCTAGGAACCCCGAGCCCGGGCCCGAGCATGAACCCGGCACCCTCACACAACACACCACAACACTATGATCAAGACACTATTAAGCAAGACACTATTAAGCAATACAGACACTAGAGACAACACATGGGAGAACATCACCAGTAGCATCATCCGGGGGTGGACAGGAGGCTGGGCAACGGAGCGGAGCGACAACAATGGGCGGTCTCATACACCTAGGGCAGCAACATCGCACTTTAGAACACATAATCGTCAGCAATCAGGGGGGAGGGGTAGGGCTTGGGTGGAGTTGGGATAGTACATGGATACCCCTGACAATAAATTTTCCGCTAAAAGGCCTCCCGGCAACGCGCTACGTCCACAATGTATTCATTATTACGCAATGTAGATTGACTTATATGTCTTCCTATGTTAGTAATTACATAGGATTACATGGGATTGTTACAAGGATCTAGGAATTACAATGTAACTGGTTGTAACTTACATGTAATTCGTGACTAGTTACAATGTAATTACATGTAATTATTATGTAAGTTACAAATTACATTACATTTCGGGTCTCTATAAGACCCGTAAATGTAATTATGTAAGTATGTAAATAGGGAGATGTTAATGGCAAAGCGTAGCACAAAGGGAAACTACGACAATACGCCCGAAGGCATGGCCTTAAACAAGAAGCTATTGCTCCAGGCCGTAGAGGAATGGGGTGGTAACTCCAAGGCAATCAAGGTAGCCGGCATTTCCCGGGCTACGTATTTCAGATGGATAAAAGATGACCCTGGTTTTGCGGACGATCTCGAGCAGTCCAAGGTAGCATTTGGGGAGAAGATGTTAGCGGTGGCGATTGACAGGGTTCAGAACCCGGACAAGAATCGTGGATCTGATGTTTTGCTTATTTCTTTATTGAATGCGTTCCTGGGCCATATCTTTAAGCCGCAGATGGTTGTTGGGGAAGACTCGGCGAGGGAGCTTATCACGGAGTGGCGCAAGGCTGCCCGTCAGGAATTAACTAGCCAGGAGCCTTTATCTGAGAATATTGAAGAGACGCTGGATAGTATTCTGGATAGAAAGAGGACTGGCAATGGCGAAGCCCAAGTCGATTAAGCAGATGAAGAAGGCCCGTAAGAAGGCACGTAAGCATGATAAGGTGGGACGCAAGAGGTAAAAGATGACTACTGCCGTTAGGAAGCCGGTTAGAGACCAGGTATTTGATATAGTGGGCTTTGTTCCTACCAAGGAGCAGAAGGTTATTATAGATTCTCCGTATCGGTTTAACCTCGTGGCCGGGGGAGAGCAGGCTGGTAAGAGCATGATTGCTTCCAAGTATCTCCTGCACCAGTATTTCTTACATAATGAAGAACATGGTCCTGCGTTATATTGGCTGGTAGCTGCGGACTACGAAAGAACAAGGGCTGAATTTGAATATCTCAAGGATAATTTTGGGATATTGAAGATGTTAAAGAAATATTCTCTCCGTGTAGATCCCGGGTTCCTGGAATTGGTGGACGGCACGAGGATAGAGACTAAATCCGCTAAAGACCACAGGACACTGGCAATGAGAGCCCCCAACGGAATACTTGGGTGCGAGGCATCTCAACTGGATTTAGATACATTCCACAGGCTTATGGGCAGATGTGCCCCTAAAAAGGGATGGCTGTTCCTCTCAGGTACATTTGAGGGATCTCTCGGATGGTATCCACAGATGTTTACAGCGTGGGCATCGGGAGCTGATAAGCAGGCCAGGGCCTATTCCCTACCGAGCTGGACTAATAAGTATTTATATCCGGGCGGAGAGAACGATCCAGAGATTATCAGGCTGAAGAATTTAGCCAGCGATGACTTTTTTATGGAACGTATAGCAGGAAAGCCCAGTCCTCCAAGGGGTCTGGTCTTCCCTGAGTTCCGGCCTGATGCACATGTCGGCAACGTGGAGTATGATCCCCATGTCCCTGTTCATATATGGATGGACCCGGGGTACGCCGGAGCATATGCAGTCGAGGTGATACAATTCGTTGGGGAACAGATACGGGTTATCGATGAAATATATGAACAGGGTTTAATAACCGAGGATATTATAGATATTGTTACTGCCAGGCCGTGGTGGCGGGATGTAAAGTACGGCGTCATTGATATAGCCGGTACCCAGCACCAGGCAATGGCAGCTCCCGCAGAGCTGTGGCTGGATAAAGCAGGGCTCTTTATGGCTAGTCAGAAGATAAAAATCAATGAAGGATCTGAAAGATTGAAGAGCTGGCTTAAAATTGACCCCTCTACACACGCACCAAAGATAGTAATAGACGCAAAGTGCCAGGGATTACTGTCAGAATTCGGTGCATCGCCTAATCCTTTCGACGGACAAACGAAAGCATATAGGTGGAAAACAGATAGAGAAGGTAATATAGTGGGGGAAGTACCTGAAGATAAGAACAATCACGGCGTCAAAGCCCTTATCTATGGACTGATTGATAAGTTTGGCTACGGATATGTACACAACCGTGACAGTATTCGCGTAAAAAGGTGGGTATAAATGGCACGTAGAAAACCAGAAGATATCGTTAAGTTAGTGGATGCCCACTATAATGCGACCGAACCGCTCAGACAGAGAATGCAGGATGACCATTCTCTGTACAGGCTGGACCCCTATGACGCAGGGGAAGGCTATCAGTCATATACTTCTAATGAACCACACAATTACGCACAGAAAGTAATCGGGTGGATAGCAGGAGCTGAGATGACTGTGCGTATTCCGCACGACCAGGCCGACCCGGAACTACGCGACCGCAATGATTTAAAGGAAAGATTCCTTATTGGTATTATTAAAGCAGCGGATGAGAGGCTCTGCCGTATGATGCTGCCCACGGTACGAGATCAACTTGCATGGTATTCTTCACTCCGTGGATGGTACTCCGGCAGAGCCTTGCTGGCAAAACGGGACGATGGCACAACATACGTGGATATCACACCCTGGGACCCGATGCATACTTACTGGGGCGTCGGATCAGACGGATTAGAGTGGGCGTGTTACAAGGTTCCTAAGACCAGAGATCAGATACTGGCGCAATATAATGTACGCGTCGATTGGGATAGCCAGTATACAGCCGAGGGCATAGATGTCTATGACTTCTATGATAAGGAAATGAACACGATTATTATCCACGCAGGCTCTGAGAATCAGCCTTTAATCAGGGTTGTGAAGAAACAAACCAAGCACGGAGCCAACCAGGTTCCTGTATTTTTGGGACCGATAGGATCTAATCCATACATAATCGCTATGACCCATACGAATATGGACAATACTATCGCTGATGTAGGCGAAGCAGTGTACACGTCCACTAGGGATTTGTACGAAAAACATAACATGATGATGAGTACAATGCTGGAGATGACAGCAAGATCCAGGAGGCAGGGGCTTATTGTAAGATCCAGAGATGGAACAAAAACTTTAGATGAAGATCCATACCTGGAGGGTTCTGAGATTGCGCTTTCACAAAACGAGAACGTGGAACCCCTGGGACTTCTGGAAGTGGCCAAGGAAACAGGTGCGTTTATGCAGCTCGTATCCGGGGAAATGCAAAGAGGTGCTATCCCCTACTCAGTATATGGGGATGTCCCCTTCCAGCTCTCAGGGTTTGCTATTAATACACTCCGACAGGGAGTGGAAACAGTAGTAAGTAAATACCTGAGAGGCGTAGAGAAAGCCTACGAAATGATATTCAATTTAGTATCAGATCAATATGTAACCGGATCGTTCCAGTCGCTAGAGTTATCAGGAATGGATCGGCATAGAATGTATTTCACAGAGACAATTGAACCTGATATGCTGAAAGCTACCGGCGTTCCGGTCGTGAATCTGGTCGGACAATTGCCACAGGACGATATGACCAGGTACTCAATGGCACAGATTGCCAGGGAAGGCCCAACGCCTCTCTTGTCAGATCGTGCAATCAGAGATAGAATCTTGGCTATACAAGACGCCGACCAGATGGATGACTCTATTAAGGAACAAATGGCGGAAAGAATGTTGCCGGAAGCAGCATTGTGGACGCTACTCCGAGCATCCGAGCGTCAAGGGCGTGAGGATCTCGTCAGTTTTTATACAGGAGAATTGATGAACGTGATCATGCAGAAGCGACAGGCTGCACAGATGATGCAGCAACAAATGGCAATGCAGGCCGGTGGACCCCCAGGACCGGGGGGACCCCCCGGACCGGGCGGACCCCCTTCCCCGACCGGACCTCCCGGGGGACCACCGACTACCCGACCAGAAGTAATGCCTAATGCCATGATGGGCGTACCCCCTCCAGCTCCTACGCCACAAGCAGGACCACTAGTACCGCCGGGCACTCCGAGACCTGGCGCACAAGGAGGGCCATAAATGGAGCAGCGTAGTCATTTAAATAGAATTCCTGAGTTGGCTGCGAGTATATGGACGGGAGGCCCAGCGAATGTTTTCTGGGATATGTACTACGGTGATAAGACATTTGAGGAATCAATGGAAGATTTCGGCAATACTATGCTGGGCCATATGGAAGATTATGATATGGCGTCCGCTTATGAAGATGATGAGTTTGCCGTCGAGAAAGCCGCATATCAGATTGAAATGGCAGGATCTGCCGACCCGGCAGCTCTTGCTGGAGTAACAGGGATGTTAACACCCTGGGGTCCAGGGCTTGATGTCCCAGACATTGCCAGTCTCCTTGAGGAATTTCCTGCTGTCGAGGTGGGCTTCAATACCAACGACGAAGGCCTCTTTGATGAAGCAAATGCTATTTCTAACCATCCGGCATTTACCGGAGCTGTTGACAGGATTGAAGACGAGGCTGAAGACCGGGGCCTCCTAGCAGATATTAAAAACATATTCAGTGGCGTTGGTGACTGGCTTGGGGAAAACGTGTTCTCTCCACTGGGTGAGGGTGTGGTGGCACAAGGCGAGGGGACAATGGCAATCGGAGAAGGTATCGGTGACGCCATAACAGATAGCATTACCACTGCCGGGGATAATTGGCAGTTAAACCAACTGGGGAACAAAGCAGCCTGGGAGCATACGTTAGGCCAGGGAGTAAGCGAGCAAACCAATAATAAGTTTATGGAACTAGAAGACAAGGCAATGACTCGAGAATACTTCCGGGTCTTAGATGATATTCTGAAAGATGAAGGCCCAGCCGCGCTGAAGGCATATATAGGAGACGAGCGTAACTATCAGACCGGAGAGCTAGACATGGGCATGGTGAACGAGTGGCTCGAGGATTATCGCAACAAAATAAGCGGTGGTGCAGCTGACCCCAATAAATGGAATAGTATGCAGACGTGGCAAAATGCCGTGGATGCTGTACAGTTTTCTATGGATCAGGAATCCAAAGATGTTACTGCAACTATGCAGCCCACACCCCGCCTGGCAACTTCCTTGCCAGTAGAGTCATGGAAACAAGACATACCGTCCAATATTTATTTAGGTGACGCGGATCAGGATAAATACAAACCATACTTTATGCCGGGTTCGGCTGGCGATTGGGATGCAGAGGCGTTAATGGAAGAAGGGTTGGAACCAGACGAACTCAGTCCGCAAGAACAAATGCTGGGTCACCCACTAGATAGCACTCCATATGACCGATTAAGGGCAGTAGACCGTGATCTTATGCAAGCAAGCGGGACTATGCCTAAAGGAAGATTCACGCCCACAGAAGAAGAGGCGTTAATGGAAGAAGGATTAGACCCAATGTGGGACAAAATTTGGGCAAAGCCAAAAGAAGAGGCCTACGGTCCAGGATACCCTGATTATTACACTAGGTTCTTGAATGCGTTTAATCAGAGAGAAGGATCAGGCCGATATGATTATCGACAGAAGCTTCCGGAATTATATGCAGAAGCGGAAATGCTGTATTACTTAACCGAACCCTGGGATACAGAGGGTCGGCCAGGAGACAACCCAGCAAAAGGTGTTAATTACCAGATAGTAGAAGGAGTTAAACTACCACAATATATAGATGAAGACCTGACACAAGAACACGACCACTTTACAAACTGGGCTAATCAGTTTATGGATAATCCAAGGAATAGACGAGGGATGTTCTTTGATGCGGCAGAAAACTTACGAGACAACATGTCCCAGTTTATGGGCGTAACGTATGAGGATATCTTGGGTGAAGAAATGGATGCGAATACTCAGTATCAAAGAATGCTGTTTATGGATCCCGATAGCTCTGGTTCGGCTAGAAGAACAGCGAGACTGGTGGCAGACTATAACTTACCGCCTGATGCAGAGCCCTGGTTAAAGCAAAGAATGCGGGAGCAGATGGCAGACAACCTTAAAAACTGGGAAGCAGCAGGTAAAACACGAGAGGAATTTTTAGTTACCTTTATGAAGGAAAGACCATATTAGGAGGTTCAACATGCCCAATGGCAACGATGCATCGATGGAAGATTTATTTGCAGGTATAGGGGGGATAGATACAGACTGGCTAGGGGAAACAGCGTTTACTCCGGCAGAACGGTTTAGACAATTTGCTACACGCAGGACTGCGCCAGGGTCTGTGATGCGTAACGCACTGTATGGCTTGCAGTCACCTCTACTACAGCAATATTATCTGGGTGGCTTTGGTGGAGGCACACCAAGATTCGGTACACAGACCGGGTTTGGTGGTAGCTTTGCTGATTTTATGGGTGGATATACTGGCGCGACTCCAACAGACTTACGCTCTTTAGCGGGGGAGATTGGTCGCATCAGTCAAATGCCGGAGGGCACAGGGCCTGGTGGCTTTCTAGAGTATCTAACAGGCATTGGTGAGCCCGTGCCTGGTGCTGGTGTATCTCCAGGGCCCGCGGTACCAAGAACCATTAGCCCGGAAGAAGCTACCCTGTTTAGGGAACTATATGCAAGCGGGCAGGGCGCAAGGGAAAACAGGCTTGGCCTAGCGAATCTCTTGGCATTACAACGACCGGGCGGTGGCCTTTATGGGGGTGTTGTTGGACAGGCTATGGGGGGTGTCTTGAATGAATTATATGATGCATATGTGGGCCAGAACCCAATGGGTAATTTCTTGAATTACTTCCTGACACAGACAGGTGGCGGAACTGATGCAAGCACTGCACTGTCTCAACTTTATGGATAGGAGTTAATCATGGCTAATGGTGATGCATTTACAGACTACCTAGCGGGTGGTGGCTGGGGATCATTATCGCCGGCGGTTGGGCAAATGGTTTTAGCCCAGCTTCCACAGGCGGCATACTTTAGTTCGCCTGCCGGAGAAGCCTTTGGAAGCCAAAGCCCACGTCGCAGTCGCTATATGCAAAGGGCATATCAGGATGTTTATGGTGATTATCTTGGTGAAATTGGCAGATCATTCCGCCAGGGTCAACCCCCTGCTACATTCATGGACTATCTGGAAACAGATCCGTGGACTAAGAGATATGGTCAGCTACCGCAATTCGAGAGGGGAGTCACACAGCAGTTTACTAATCCAAGAACGAGGTTCATCTTTTATTAATGCCTAGCGAAGAACAAAGAGAAAAACTACGCCAGATGGCAGAACAACGGCGGCAGAGGGAAGAACGACAAGCCCGGCCTATTCCCCAGACGGGAATGAATTTGGCGGGCAAATATCTTGCGCCTATTCTCCAGAGCAAGCCGGCACAGGCTGCTATGGAATATCCTCGCCGTGCTGCGGTTGAGGAGATTCAGAGAATCGGAGAATTGAAAGAGGCCTACGAGCAGGGCGGAATAGGCGGTATGTTATGGCATGGAGCAAGAGAGTATGGAAGCGATATTTTAGATATCGGGGCGGATGTTTCGTCTGGGTTTGGATTAAAGCCTGGTGGAATGCCAGAGAGCTGGGGGGAGAGGCTAGATCCTTCTCGTAATGTAGAGCTTGGGGCACAAGTCGAGGCAGACAAACAGGCCTTTCGTGATCGTGAAGGCCGTAATCCCACGATGACAGAAGAATACGATATCATGGCGCAAGTCCAGGATGTAGCAATGCCCTGGCTAACAGAACGCCATAAGGTTGGGCCGGTAGAGTTTTCTAACAGGATGCTTGTTGAACTGCCAACGGAAGTGGCAGCCGGTATTGGAGAGACGGTATTAACCGGGGGCACGGCATTTGCCGCAAAGACTGTTGCAAGGCTAGGTGCTAGGAAAGCAGCTCAGATGGGAGCTGATACCCTGGCTCAACAAGCTGCACGTAATACGGTAAGGGCTACCACAGAAGCAACCAGACAAGCATTATTAATTCCTAAACGTATTGATGATCTTGCAGGGCGCATAATAACAGCACCTTTTAAAGCAGCCTTTACTGGCGTCCGAGGTGGCATTGCCGGTACCAGGCTAACATTTAGGGGACTTGAAACTATGGTTAATAAGTTCCGCAGGAAGGCACAGGAAGAGGGCCTGCCCATGGATCAGGTTAACGCAACTGCAAAGCAAGCAGTTGATGATGCCGTGAACAGCGGACATATTGAAGGCGTACCTTTTGATTATGTCTTCTACGATGAAATGTTTGAAGAACAGCTCGACAATCCGACTTGGGTTTTGCCTCGACAAGAAGTGGAAGGCACAGTTACCGCACCAGTTACCACGGTAGTACGCCTAGCGGAGTCTATGGCTGGTACTGGCACACTTGCTGGAGGCCTAAAACCAGGTTCTTACGTTAATGTACACGTTGATGAATATGATCCAGAGATTATCCAGGCGTTCAATATCGCACATGGAACGAACTTCACCGCGAGGAGCATTGCTGATGATGCTTCCTTGCAGTCACTGATCGCTTCTAATGCCGAGCATTACCACGCCTCTCCAGTTTGTAAGAAATTTTCATTAATAAATCCCAACCGGATAGTTGACGAGAATGATTATGCCATCGCAACATCCGTGGCAAGAAACATACGCATGACCAGCCCCAAGACTATTACCATAGAAAATGTTCCGCAGTATCAAAACACGTTGCTGTTTAAGCAAATCACAGATGCAATAGATGCAGATTCTATTGGGTATAAATGGGATGTACAACTAGTAAATGCTGCTGACTACGGTGGGTCGCAGCACAGACCTAGAATGCTTCTTAGGGCTGTTCGCAATGATGTTGGTGAGCTTCCAGCTCTTCCTGAGAAAACAGGTCCGACAGACTGGTATGACAACCTGGAGGATTTAATTAAAGCAGAAGAGGATGCTGGTAATGCAATGTCACTCGCCCAGGCGTTTAGGCCTATCACCCGTGAGACCCATTGGGAGGTAGACCGAATACGTACTATGATTGCAGAAGGAAAGCTAGATTCTAACCGGCCTATTTTAACCACAGGGGGATCAGGTGTCTTTGAAGAGGCCAACGCGAGAAACTCCGGGAGAAACCTTCATACTAGGGAGTACGCTGGGCCACAGGCAGGGGGAACACTTGTAGCGTCCAAGGGGCAAGTGCCACGTATTATTCTGCCAGGGCCAACAGGGATTGATGATGAAGCGACGAAAGTGATAAGGGCAACCCCTGATATGTGGAAAAGGTACATGGGCCTTCCTGATGATTTCGTTATACCGCCCCCAGGTAAATATGGGAAGGATTACACAGGCAATCAACTTGCCAAGACAGTACTTGGTAATGGCATACATGGGGCGGTGACCAGGGACTTTATACAGCCTATCGTGGATATTCATCAAGCCAAACGCCTAGTTGATACCCCGGACATCAGGCCAAACGCAGCAAACGATTTTGCCGCACAGCAAGCGTCTGCCAATGACAACACCTTTGGTGTACCGGATATTGAGATGGTGTCACCAAGGACCGGGTTTGGTAGCAAAATGCTACAGACATATCAAAATGTAAAGTCGGCCATAGCAGATAAAACAGCGGTTAATGCAACAAATAATCTAATGGCTACGGCCAACAACATGTTGCGACGCAAATCCACAATAATACCGGATCTTTTTCAACGAAGGACAAAACCTGAGACCGCAGAAGAATTATATGAACGGGGGATTGGAAGGGAAGCTGCTGACAAGATTAAAAGTTGGTCTGACGGTACGGCTAACCGGGTTGAAGGACATGCGACCGTTGTTAGGGAAAAGACGGGGATTGGGATTGCCACAATACAGGCATTGTTTCCTAAACTATTAAAGTCCAACATGGGTGGTCCGATTGAAAGGCGCATAGCACAATCTTTTGATGCGGACAATAATATTGTTACCGCCCAGGGGGAACTCTTAGAGAACTTATTGTTATCAGAGAAACAGGGCAATCAGATTAACTTTGCTTTTACAGATGAATATTTTATAGACAACAATATAGATCAAACTGTATTGGGTAACTCTATAGTTGACCTCAGTACTCCCGCAGGCCAGAGGTATAAGAATATTGCTCCTGGCGATGTGAAAAAAAATATGAGGGGGGAAGACATAAGCCTGACTCTACAGCCGGGATATCGTGATGTAGTGGAGCGACTACCTTTATATGTAGCTGCATTAAAGTCTGCCGTTGTTACGCTAGACAAGGATCTAATAGGGAGAGTTAATAAACGTGGGGGTTCGTTGTTTGGATTCAAAGAAGGAGACAAGGTGTCAGCGTATGACATTATGTCTGAACTTGCCGCGATACCCAAAAGGTATGAGGCGCAATTAATCCAAGAGGGAGTTGGCGGAGCTGGCAAAGCTCGCCACGTTTTATACAATGAAGGTGCCGGATATCAGCCCAGTAATGTCATGGGAGAATCGGTACAAGATGATGGTGTGTTGTCACGGGGGTTGAGTGAATTAGAATTATCAGACCAGGGTGATATACCAAAGAGATGGGGAGTGAAATCCGTGAAAGAACGAGAGATGCCCTCGCAGGCTCTAGGCATGTTCTTTCGTCATGTGTATGCCAGTCCTGCTGTATCTAACGGTGAGTTTGTGGAATACGCAGGCAACATAGTGCAGAACAGAAAGCTGGGCCAGTATGTTAATCGGATTGCCAATGAAAACATGAAGGGTAGATATGGCACAGTCGCACAGCTTGTTGGCGAAAAGGTTTATAAAAAATACAACATTAACTTGGTCGAGATCAAACGGCTATTAAAGAATGTTGCCAGAAGAGAATGGACGGGCCGTGGCAGGCAGGCACGTCTCCTATCGAGAGCTGAGGTTATTATTGCCGAGATGGAAGCAGCCGGTAAAATCACCCCTAATGTCACTAGCGATTTGGGAGACATTGATATATCTGTGATAGCACGGGCGGAAACGGATCGCCTCGAGGCAAGCCTTGTTAAGTGGAGAAAAGAAATAGATAGCCTGATGACCAACAAGGGCTGGAACAAGGCCGAGAAAGAGAGACTTACAAAATTATTCAAGAAGGCTACCCGTGATATGGAACAGATGAAAAAAGAGGTCACGGGCCGTATGGGCCAGTTATCCGGCATTGGACTTGAGGGACATTATTTCCCGGTATTATTTAGAGACGCCATCATAGAGAGCCAAGAGTTTATAAAGCGTACTACAGATCCATCAGGTTTTGCCAAAGCGTATATGGCTCTTAACAATCTGATGAGAACCTATGGTGCAACTGGGGACATGAGTGCTATGGGTATTCAAGGGTGGTCTACGGTTATGAACGATGCACTACGTCGTGTCGTAGAAGACCCGTTGCGCAAAGGTACAGGCAGGGGTCAGCATTTACTTGTAGCTGACCGACGGGGTGATGGCATCACTGCCATTCGTGATTCCTGGGAAGCTTTTGTTCATGCAGGACCCGAGGTTGTTGGAGAGTTCTTCCAGCTACAAGATGTGTTGGCTAAACAAACAGGTAGGGCAACACCACTAGAAGCTGCCAGTTCTGGGTTGGCCATACTAGGCAATGCCCCGGATATGTTCCTTAATAGGCGCATGGCTCAATTTCCTGGTTTGAAAAACTTTGACAGAGCATTTACGCACTACGGCAACGTACTACGATATCAGCTCTTTGATGCTGAAATGCAATTACGAATGGTGGATACAGGGATGACTACCAAGCAACTCATAGATAGTGGGGATGCAGCACAGATATCTTCTATAGTAAACGTAATGACCGGTGTGGGTAAGCGTGGGTATGGTGGCAGTATAGGCCAGTTCCTCTTATTTGCACCACGCTTCTTTGCCGCCAGAATGAGTTTCGCAGGCCATGCTATTAAGGGAGCCGCTAAAGGAGATAGGGCTACATTACAGGAACGCATTGCCAAACAATACATGAGTAAAATGATGGGCACGGCAACATTCCTTACCTTTGCTATCAATGAAGCGATGGGAGAAGAAACAGATATCAGTCCCTGGCTACGAGACGAGGCAACCGGTAAGTGGCACTTCAACCCAAACTTTATGCGTATCCATGTAGGGGATTTAGATATTAGTTTATTCGGCCCCTGGGATACAATGTTCCGAATAGCATCAACGCCATTCTTTGCTGTGGCAAATGGCATAGGAGAGGGGGGCGGAATAGACGAGAGCTTCAAGGCTTTCCGGGGATTAGTTAGCGGACCTGCTGCAAGTCTAGCTATGGATCTTGCTACGGGCACGGATGCTATTGGCCAGACTACACGTCCTATTGTCGGCAAGCAGTTAGTCGATGGCGAGATAGTACATGTAAGTAATTTTGATAGCCTAATGAGCGGACAAACAATAGGGACTTTGGCGGAACACCTGATTCCCTTTGCCTGGGACGAACTGTTCCGTGCAGATCCGGGTAAGGAATCCTTAATACAGAGGACATATGGAGGGGTGCAACAGATAAGACAAGGCGATGTATTGGGTGGTGGAGCAGACATTGCGACAGCAGCAGGCCAGGGACTCGGCCAATTGTTTGGCATAAAGAGTAGCTATGAATCCCTTAATGAAACATTGGATGAGGTGTATGCATCGGTTCTGGAACTAGGCCCGACCAATGTAGATTTACAGGAAGCTTTCAGTATGACTGAAGGCGAACTGGCAGAGTATCTAAGGGACATTGGTAAGGGTGGATGGAATGATGGGCGTGGCTTTGATGTTAGTCTCAGCATCAGGAGATTGTTGTCGGGCAACCAGACGCCAAGCTTCTCTGAGGTTGCCGGCGATTATCGCAAGAACATTAAAAGAATGACAGAAGAAGGTCGCTTTGCAGATATTCTATCTCCAGAGGATTGGGAGAAGGCAAAGGCTAAGATTGACGAGAGGGTTCGGAATAGTGCTAGCGAGTACACTAGATACAAAGCTGAACGAGACCGCCTTTTAGTAGAGGAGCAGAATTTTTTACAGGTAGCTGAAGACGCATTTATAGCTAATGGAATGCAAAACATAACAACATATTACGCAGATGTACGAGAGATACGTAAAGAGGCTTCAGATAAAAGACGTGCCCTTACCGGGCCACAGGGAGCTTTTAGGGGTGTAGACGAGCTGTTTACTTTTGGACGGGAATCTTCTTTGGGTATATTATCTAACGCTGATGTTGATGTATATGACTTTGCCCAGGCGTCTTACTATGACAAGCTATATGGAGAAGATAACATCATTATCCCAGCCACGGGTGAACCGGACTGGGATAAGCGAGACCGCAAGCTCGAGGAGTGGGCGGTCGATATGAAGAAGAGGTTTAAGACTCTAGCGGATTCTGACATTGCGTCCTATCTATTAAGGGTACAACAGTCAGCCAAACGAGAAGCCCCTCCCGTTGCCAGTGCTATGCTGGAAATATCTGAGCGTATTGCACAGTCTGGTTACTATGAAGTAGAAAAGAATTATCTTGTCGAGAGGCTAAACAGGCAATATCCCAGACGCGCCCAAGAAACAATGGAGCTATATAACCAATGGAAACATCAAAGCTCGAAAGACAGAAAGAAAACAGAACACAAGAATGACTTATTCAGAGTCTTGCTTAAGAACGCACGCGAGGCGAAGATAGAGTTCCAGGCTGCAAACCCGAAGGTAGATGCTATGCTCCAGGTAACTACAGGTTGGGACTCTGACCCTTTAACTAGGTTAGGCCAAACAACGCAAGGGGTTTTACAACAGATAGAAAGAAACCCGATGGATACGTCCACCATTCTGTCATTTTTCGGAGACATACTATCTGAAGATGTCACACAAGAGACGCTATATAAATATCATCAGCCTTGACAAACATTCAGGAAATATGTAGAAATAAGAGAGGAGTTTGGAAATGGTAATGTCAGTAGACGCAGAAGAACCTATAGAACCGGAAACACCGGAGGCTCCACCCGTTGAGCCGGGAGATGATAGCCCGCCAAGCGATGAGCCGGTGGTTGGTACAGAGGGTGCGCCCCCTGTACCCGTAGAGGCTATACAGCCTCCGATACAGCAACAGCCTGATCCATCTGCGCCGCCCACGTCGCCCGCACCGGATATGCGCGCTGAACTTGAGGAGCTGCATACTATGCGGCAGGTCAACGCCCAGAAAGAATGGGAACAGCAAGTATATCGCCAGGCCCAGGCTATTGAGCGCAGGGCACAGGAACAGGGCACAGATCCACAGAGTGCCAGACAAATAGCCAGGCAACATGTAGCAGGCCAGAAGCAACTACGTGATCAACAGAGCAAAGACCTTGACTTAATACGCAACATAGAAGGCAGGCAGGCAGCCACCCTTCATATGCTTGATAAGTACGGACTAGCCAATAAACAAATGCTAGAGGACTATAAGTCATTAACTGGATTTACGAACCCACAAGACATGGAGCGCGAGGCAAAGCGGATCGCGCAGCTCCGTCAACAAGCAGCCGAGATATCTCGGCTAAAACAGGGGCAGGTTGCACCGCAGACTTTCGACAATAGTCAGGGCGCGGCGGAAGCAACAAGCAACCAGGAGCGACTGTTGAGGGAATATATTGGGGGATACAAAACCGAAGCCCATATAGCAGCAGCACGTCGAGCTGCGGGCATGGGAAGTTAAATAAGGAGGGTCATATATTATGGCACAGACAGCAACGACAGGCAATCTCGAAAAGGCTCAGAATATCATCATAGCCGCTGCTCGTTATACTGAGGAGCATAACGCACCAGCTATGAACTTGATAGAGCAATTCACTCTACCGAAAGGAGCCAAACAGGTAACTGTTCCCAAGGTAGGCCAGATGTCCATGTCCGACTTAGTAGACGGGCAAGACATCATAGACGAGGAAGACATTGGCATGACCACTGTTGACCTCACAGCTAATGAGGTAGGGGCAAAAATCATCCTGACTGACAAACTGGTGCGCCAGAGTACAGAGAATGTGTTTAGCATGATCGGACGTCAGCTTGGTGATGGTATGGCTAGGAAGAAGGACACAGACGTAACAGCTCTGTACTCCGGCTTTAGCACTGACATAGGTGCAGCCGGGCGTAGCATGAGCCTGGCTAATGTATCCGCAACCGTGGCATATGCCAAGGGTAATAAGTTTGGTCCTAACGTATATATCGTTCAGCATCCATTTGCTGTATGGGACATTGCTAATACAGCGGTCACAGCTTCTACTACATACCCAGTGCCAGTAGGTTGGTCTGCTGATTTGTTAGGTAACTTCTTCAGTGGGCTACGACCTATAAACGGAGTTCCTATATTTGAAGATGGGAACATAACCATTGACGGTAGTGACGATGCTGTTGGCGTGTGCGCCGACAGGTCTGCTCTAGCTGTGCTCAAGTCTATTGACATGAACAAAGAGCAGGAGAGGGACATATCCATGAGAGCTACCGAGGTAGTGATCACGGCTGACTACGGTGTATTCGAGCTCGATGACAGCAAAGGTGTTGCGTTGACACTCGATGCAGGTACACCAGCAACTGCATAATTAGAGGTATAATATGGCGATGACAACAAAAGACAGACTAGTTATTCGTGCTGAGTTAGAAAGCCAGGGCTATAGTACGGACTATGTTGATGAAGCACCTCCTAAGATTACGCTATATCGACACAAGGCCCAGCGAAACCCACAGGGTGAAGTGGTGAGCGAGGTGGGTACGGCTGTATCTGGGTTACCAGGTCAGCCGTCCTACGTGCGAGACAAGGCAAGACAAGGCCTACTCGCATGGCCACCATCTGACTCATGTACTTGCCGATGGTGCTCGGAACGTAAGTCTGGAACAGAACCAAAAGGAACAGGCAAGAGGACAATGGGGCCTCACTTTAACAGTCAGGTGTAAAGATTGCCGTGCCTGGCAAAGAAAATTTATAACGGCAATCGCAGGACATAGAGCCTGTTAGGAGAATTGCTATGGCATTCCCAACAACGATTTATTTGAGTTATGGACAAGAGAAGGTTGAGACTTCCGAGCAAAAGCAGAAGCTTGGCACAAGGGCAGTGACCCCTGATGGTAGAGTATTTTACTATGCTAAGAACAGCTCGACGGCGATTACGCCCGCAGGCAAGATTGTGGATGGCATTGCCGCGGTAGCTGCACACGATATGGACGTTGCCGCCACTGCAGCACACTCGGCAGGGGACACGACAATCAGCATTGAAGTGCCCACCACCGACCTTACAAAGAACCAGTATGCCGACGGATATCTGATATGCAACGACGGCCCTGGTCAGGGAGAGGTATACAGGATCAAGTCTCATCCTGCCCACGATGCGTCTGCTGACAACACGGTTATCATCACCCTTGATGAGCCAGATGGCATAAGGACAGCGTTAACAACATCGTCGCTCTTTGGGCTTATATATAACCCATACACCAACATCAAGATCATTGATGGTGATGGAACGATGACCACAGGGCCTCTTGGTGTAACAACCATACCTGTAACAGCTAGTTACTACTGCTGGATACAAACAGCAGGAATTGCCTCTGTTCTGTCAGGGGCTGCAGTAGCTGTTGTTGGTGACGCTATAGGCGTGAGCCAAGCGTCGGGCGAGTCGGGAGCATTTGACTTGTGGGATGCTTCCTCAGAGGAGGACACTGCGCCTATTGGTACAGCAATGGCAATCCCATCCGTAGATACGGATAACCAAGTCGTGATGTTGAATATTCGCAACTAGGAAGAGGATATGGAACGAGACTTATGGACACCTCGGGGGACTGTGCCATTAGGCATGGCCCCCGTAGGGTACAATGCAGAAACCGGGAAGACCATAGTAAGGCACACCTTATTGGTAAGTGCCAAAGATGATTTTGGCGTTACGCACAAGACGCGCATCATAGTGTTAGCAGATCCTGATACAAGTAATGCTCACATAGAAGACATGATGGGCAAAGCGGCAGAGACGTTTAAAGACCAGGTGCGTGAGAAGCATAGCAAACGCCGACCCACGGCTGCAGAGAACAAGGAAATAGGACGGACTCTCAATGATATCCGTACACATATACGGAAGCGTAGGGAGAGTACAACAGGAAAAATATACTTTTAAGGAATAGAGGAATATGACACAGGAAAATAGTGGTGTTGAAGTACCAATAGCGATGGATGATATTCGTACAGTACTGAACCGGGATGCTAAGTTTGCACTACAGGTGCAGAACGCAGCTCTTAATAGAACGGTTCTTGAACTTACAACGAGACTAGAGACCGCAATGGGCGAGTTAGGATCTACAAAGGCAGAGCTAGAGCAAGCTTTAGCGAAAGATAATAAAGGTAAGAAGGAGGGCTGATATGCCCAAGGTAGGCAAGAGACATTTTTCTTACAGTAAAAAAGGACAGGCTGCTGCCAAGTCATATGCAAGAAAGACCGGGCAAAAGGTAACTAAAAAGAAGAAGGGTGGATACTAGTATGGCTGGTAGAACACCAAAGAAACTAACAGCAGAACAGAAGAATCGCTTGAGGGACCCTAAATATATTATGGCCCTAAAGGCAACTAAACCTTTAACAAGGCGATCACAACGCTCGAGGCGTGTGTGATGGCGGACACGAGGAACTACAATGCCAGCTATACAAGGGAGAACGCGTAAACAATTAAGGCAGTCCATTGGCTATAACCTTGGGGCTATTCACACTGGTACTGCTTATGATGCAGGATCGACAACTACATTAATATCACTAACACTTACCGGTGGAGATGACAACCATAATGGTAAGTGGCTTGTCGTTTTTGATACCAGTAATTCTGATAGTGCCGAAACCAGACTTGTTACGGACTATACAGCATCCGCTTATAGGCTAACGCTAGGACAGGCTTTATCTTTTTCTACTGTTGCCGGTGATACATATGAACTATGGGATGAGCCCTATACTCCTGACGCCATACATGAGTTTATTAACCAGGCGATTGTAGATTCGACAGGGGCTGTGTATGACCCCATAGAAAACGTGGCACTACATGGCGATGGGCATCAGACACGCTTTGATATACCATCCGGCATTTCACAGATATCCAAAGTTGCATATAGATCCAGGATTAGTTCAGCTCGTATTCATGACTGTGGTACAACCTTTGATGAAAAGACTGATGGGGATTTTACCCAGTCGTTAGACACCAAAGACAAGAAGCAAGGCTCCCAGGCCCTCAAGATGGTTATTGCAGCCGGGGCATCAGCAGGTGATTTTGTTACTGACAGTATTACTAGTAAAGACATTAGTAAGTATGACTACATAGAGATGTGGGTGAAGAGTACAGTGGCCACTAGTGCCGGTAACTTAAAGCTTTTACTAGATGATACAGCGTCATGTGGTAGCCCCCTGGAGACACTCAGTATACCAGCTCTATCCGCTAACACATGGACATTTGTCAGAATGGCAATGGCTAATCCTGAGACAGACACAGCTATTATATCTGTGGGCCTGGAGTATGACTCAGACCTCGGTGCTTGTACTGTGTGGATCGATGATATATCAGCCGTCGCTAATGACACTGCTGAATGGAACACATTAGACAGGCGTCTATGGAAGATAGATAAAGAGGCTAGAGACCTTATCCTTGGCCGGGACGGGCAAGATGCTATTGGGTATTCATTGATTAAACTGACAGGTGGAGACAAGCCGGCATTGCTATCATCTGAAACAGACACCACCGAAATACCAGAGCGGTACATTATATCCTTTGCTACAGCCAGGGCTTTGTTGTCCACTTCTGGTGGGCCAACGACAGATCCGGATAATAAACGACAGCTCGTTGCTTATTGGGATGGAGAAATTAACAGAGCCAAGGCTGCGTTCCCAATGTTAACCAATGTAAGGACGGTTGACTAATGCCCGTAGTAGTTGACACAAATGAGGTGTATCTTAATGGCACGTACTATCCTGTTACCAGACCGGTACGTTCTACATTAGCATCTATATACCCTGCCAAGATAGTTATTGGAGATACTTCCAAAGACGACCAGCTACGATCATCCATCGTGGCCTGGAGCGATTGGCGTGGGGGTATTGGTGTTAATAGAATGGAAGGAGCCAGAGATGTTAACCGAGCATGGTTCAGCACCTGTCAGCTCCGATATAAGAATCATTTGGTTTTAGCGAACCTGGCAATAGCCACTGACACACCGTCACACAGTTTAGGACAAGCTACTATTGGGGCTATTGCTACATTTAGCAGTGAAGTATATGCCGCATGGAATGGCGGAGGAGGTGCTACGCCTAAGCTATTTAAGTATGCCAATGGTGGAGATAGCTGGGGATCGGCACTAACAACATCGGGTATAACGGATGCAGTTACAGACAGCATAGTATTTACAGATGCTGGTGGAACTTCCTACCTGGTGTTGGCTCATTACGATTCTGGTGGATCTGGGTATTCTTATTCCTCTAACGGTACGTCATGGACTACAGATACTACATATGGCGCGCGGTTTGTAACCGAGTGGGATGACAGGCTTTGGGGAATATCTAATGCAGGACAGCTATGGAGTGCAGCATCAGTAGGAACTGAGTATGCTGATGCAATGCTGCCACTGCCTGATGGTAGTGTAACCTCTTTATTTGTCGCACGTAATGCAGCAGGAGTGCCAATCATATATGCGATGACCACACACGGTCTCTTTGCCCATGATGCCGACAATGCCAGGTGGGACGCGACACAGTTAGAGCTTCCAGTACACCCGGATAACGGCAAGGGGTCTATTCGGTGGAGAGACTCAGTCTATATCCCTAGCGGTAATGGTATGTATAAGTACATTAACGGTAGCAACGCCGCCGTTGTAACTATAATGGGACCAGATAGAGACGATGGACTGCCGTCTGATAAACGAGGATCTATCCGGACAATGGCAGGTAGTCACAATGAATTGTTAATAGGTATAGATGCACAAGTGAGTGCTGCCGCTGTTGCCACCGACGCTATACCGAGACAATGGCAAAGCCATGTAGGTAGTGCTGTTATGGCTGATGATACAGGATCTAGCACTATCCTGGGATATAACGAGCTAGGGTGGGAAACAAAGTGGATAGCAGGTGATACTGGTACGACCTTTGATGATATGCATGTTAGCACCGCATATAATACCTATCGGGTATGGTGGGGAGCTAATGGTGTAGTGTACTTCATGGACCTTCCAAAGGACATTATTAATCCTAGCGAGGTAGATGACTTTGCTTATGCAACATCAGGGGTGCATGAGACTCCCTGGTTCAATGCAGGACAGAGCGAGGTTGATAAGCTGGCACTGAATCTGCGGATTGAATGTCAGGATCTGTCGGCTGACGAGACAGTCTTAGTGCAATACGCCACAGATTATTCGGAAAGCTATACAACGGCAGTAACTTTAAACACAACAACAATGGGAGCCGCCGCAGGAACCTACACCTACACGTTTGGTTCTAGTGCGGGCACTACATTTAGATCCATTAAGTTTAAGCTTACGTTATCCAGGTCTACGGCAACCACGACTGGGTTGGAGAAATTTAACAGCCCGGACGTGGTAAGTCTAACCCTAGAGTGGAGGAAGAAACTTGCCGCAAAGTGGGGGCATACGGTTGAGGTGGACCTCAACAACGCATATAAAGGGAATAACCCTAAAGACCTGCGGTCTAATTTAATTTCTGCAATCGAAAGCACAACGCTTGTAGAGTTTACTTTCCGGGATGATAGTGGAGGGACTAGGAATTATTATGTAGATGTTACATCAGCGCAAGGACTAGAGTACACCGGTCACGATGAACGGGGCTCTACGATGATTAGCGTGGTGGAACCATAGGAGAAAAGAATGAGATTTGTTACCGGCGTTACAACGATTAGTAGTGCGGGCACAAGGGTGCAATTAAATAATGTCACCAACAGGGTGAAGTTTGTTAAAGCAAAAGCATTGGCTGGCAACTCTGGCTTGGCCTATGTAGGGGTCTCGGACGTGGCCTCTACTACGGGATATGAGCTGAGTGCAGGCAACGAACTGGAATTAAACTTTGGAGACTTTGGAGGATCTGTACCAGCAAATGTGTTTTATGCAGATGCGGCAACGAACAGCGATAAGGTTTGCTGGAGTATGATATTGGAAGGCTAATGACTACGCAACAAATCACAGCAGTACCTGCCGGATGGCAAGGATCGCTACCAGAATACGTAGCGTACACAACCTTTGAGTCTATAGGGTTGCGCCCTGGGCAGGATTTTATTTATCAGTCCCCCCTCTTAGGGGGGCGGATAGAGAAGGGTGGGCTGGTATTGGATTTTCTATTCAATGATCCGCCCGACCTTGCGGTCAACGTGCAGGGTGTATACTATCACTATGAGTTTGGAGTAGAAACAAAAGGACGAGATATAATAGCTCGTGAAGGAGCCGTAAGCCGGGGACTTACGTTAATTTTCATAGATGAGGACGATTTATTACGGGACCCGGAGTATTATTGCAGAGAAGCATTACGATATAGAGATCATTCTCGCATGACAGGGGGATAACATGGCTATTAACTTTAGAGGATATTTATTCGATGACTCAGGCAGTGCTATCCAGGGGGCTACGGTACAGCTCCTACAAGAATCGGATGGTGCAGAGGAGGCATCAACGACTACCAGTGCCGCCGGCCTATGGTATTTTAACGAGTCCGACCAAGATAGGTACGATATAAAGATTACACGAGGTAGCTCAATACGCTACATTCAGTGGAACGACCAGATATCTCTCAGGGAAATAGATGTCCGTAATGATACTGACGAGAATACTCCTGCTGCCACGTTTACTAACCTTGAGGATAATGTTTCTAACCAAGTAGCTGTGTTTAGCGGAGCTAACGCAACCAGGGCTGACAATGATGAAATTTATTTGTCCTTCAAGTTAGCTAATTCCGCAGGGGACATTGAAGAGTTTGCTCGTATGACGGCGGTGGCAACAGATGTGACAGATGGTAATGAGGATGCTCAGATAGAATTCGATGTAAGGAAGTCAGGCACGTTGACCAAGGTGTGGACTATTGCATCAAGTGACGCTGGTGCTATGTCATTCGACATGAACGTAGATGCTCTTACTATAGGGTCAGGTGCTAATACAGACATCTCTCTCACCTTTGATGCCACCACGTATGATGGTGTTATCACATGGATGGAAGACGAGGACTACTTCAAGTTCTCTGATGAGATCCTTATGAATAGCACAGAGAAAATCCTATTCGGAGATACAGGCACATTCATTCATCAGTCCTCTGACGGAGTTCTAACGATAACCTCAGATACTACGGTAGATATCAATGGAGCCGTAGCTTTTGATGGGGCCTTAACAGGCATTACGAACATCACTTTGTCCGGCACACTATCAGACGGCAACTATACATTTGATACTAGTGGCAATGTTAGTGGGTTAGGCACGATAGGTTCTGGGGCGATTACATCTTCTGGGAATGTTACATCAGGTGGATCATTCATTATAGGTAGTGCTTCTATAGCTGAAGCAGAACTGGAAATGATAGATGGTATTACTGCTGGAACAGCAGCAGCAAGTAAAGCTGTGGTGTTAGATGGAAGCAAGAATATTGCAACTATAGGTACTATAGGATCTGGTGCAATTACATCAACAGGCACTAGTTCATTTGCTACTGCAATACAAACCCCTCTTATAGAGTATACAGATGGAGATGACGCTATCACCATTGCTGATGGTGGCGGTATCACCGCAGCAGCAGGCATAACTTCTACCGCAGCAGCTAACAGCTTTGGTGCTACCTCATTTGGAGATGCCAGTATTACCAATGTGAATGATATAGCCCTCGATAGTATTAGTGCTGATGGCACAGATATCAACATAGCTGTTAGCGATAATTCAGCGACAGCTCTGACAATCAAGCAGGGGTCTGATGCCTACTTGATTGTTGATACCGCTAATAGTAGTGAGTCAGTGTCTATAGGTACTGGTATCTCAGGTACGGCGATTACGATAGGACATGGAGTATCGGAGACTATAGTCGGAGACAACCTCACGGTTACTGGAGATTTCACTGTATCAGGTACAACAACAACTATAACTTCAACAACAGTAGCTGTAGCAGACTCCTTACTGAAGGTCGCTAAAGACCAAGGAACGAGTGCAGACGCAGTAGACTTTGGTATCTATGGTCAATACGGAGAAAGTGGCACAGCTAAATGGGCAGGTATCTTTAGAGATCAAAGTGTTACTGGTGACCCTTGGACATTCTTTGATGCTGTAGAGGCAGAGCCTGGTACTACTGTAAACGTGGGTGGTACAGGATATGACTTAGCAGATATATCAGCAGGAGGAATAACAGCCGCTGATACTCTTACATTCGGTAGTTTGTCAGATGGTTCAATAACTATAACAGCGTTTGTTGATGAAGATGATATGAGTACAGACTCAGCTACTCTGGTTCCAACACAGCAATCTGTTAAGGCTTATGCTGACTCGCTAGGTGCATCAGGTGACATAACTGCTATCTCATCTATATACAACACTAGCTTGAAGATGGGTAGAGATAGTCAGAATTTAATTGACTTTGCCACTACTGATAACAAGATTATTCTTAGAGTTAATAATGCTAACGAGGTGGAGTTAGTAGAAAATGCTCTATCGCCAGTAACTAGTGACGGGGTTGCACTAGGCACTACGTCCCTGATGTGGTCTGATCTGTTTGTAGCTAGTGGCGGTGTCATCAACTTCAATAATGGAGACATGACACTCACCCACTCAGCGAACACACTAACGGCAGCAGGCGGTACAGTAGCAACGGCAGCCCTAACAACCAGTACCATTGTTGCATCCGGCATTGTTAAGACGGATGACGCAACTGAAGCAACGTCTACAACAGACGGATCTCTGCAAACAGACGGTGGATTATCTGTAGTTAAAGATGCGGTGTTTGGAGATGACGTTTTCCTACTGACTGATAGTGCAGTGTTCAACATGGGGGCTGGCAGCGATGCCACTCTAACACACGATGGCACTACTGGATTAACTATAGCCGCCAACCCTATCATTGTTGATTCTGGTGCGCAAATAGAGCTTGATTCAGCGAGCGGAATCCTCACCTTTGAGGATGGTGGCACAGAAGTGTTACGCTTTACTGAGGGCAACTCAGGAGACGTGACCATAAAACTGGTTACCAATGCAAAAGACCTTATATTCACCGATAACAATGATGACGAGGGCTTTAGGATACTAGACGGTGCTCTTGGTGTGAAGGTTCCTGGGGAAGTGATGACCACCAAGATCAGCTATACCGATGGTGATGATGCCATTACTATAGCCGATGGTGGTGGTATTACCTCAGCGGCAGGGATTACATCTACTGCTGCGGCTAATGCGTTTGGTGCTAGTTCGTTTGCTGGTGATGTAGCAGTTGCTGACAGTAAGTTTGTTGAGTTTGAATCAGCAGCTGGAACTCCGACCACTGATAATACTGTTCAAGGAATTGTTATAGAATTTCTTGCAGTCGAAGCCATTACCCAGTTTGATGCTGTATATGTCAGTACAACGACAGGCAGAGTTGGAAGGGCAGACGCTAATGATGCTGCCAAGATGCCAGTAATAGGGATAGCTATTGAAGCGCAGGGTTCTGCGGGAAGTTCAGTTCGTGTACTTACTCATGGTGTCTATAGGGATGATGGTGGGTTCGGAGGTAATATGACTGTTGGAGTTGACCTGTATGCTCCCGAAACTCCAGGTACTCTCACTACTACTATACCTAGTGATGATGGTGACCTTATCCAAGTTATCGGAGTAGCAATTGGTGCGCGTAGTGCGTTCATTAATCCAAGTCTAGATATAATTGAACACGCATAATGGCTAATGAAGTTGAAAAATTAAATAATATTGCTCTTGCCGATATCGAAAAGATAAACGGTAAGGATGATGACGATATTGAAAAGATAAATGGTGCAGAATTTTC